GGGCTGGCCATAGGTGTAGTACGAAGGAGGCGTCAGGAAATTGCGCTGACGCATCAGGGGCGTGATCGTCAGGGGGCGCTTGAGGTTGGGGTCAGTGTCGACTTGTTGCAGGGCGCCGCCTGGAAGCTCTTTAGGCCCGCTCATACCGCCAATCGCCGCAGCCCCCAACAGAGCCGCCGGTATGGCTGTCTTTGGGTTGGTCAGAAACGCCAGAGGGCCGGCAGACTTGAGGCCGAGATCTTGGCCCGCTTCCGCCGCTCCAGAAGCTACCTGAGCGGCATAGTCAGCCTTCATGGCTTCTGCGCCGCCCTTGCCAAGGACAGCGTCGCTGCCGCCAGAGAAGGCTCCGCCAAGGCTGTCATACCAGCCAGAGAAGCCGCCTTCGCCCGTGCCCGTGACGCCAGGCCCCGTCATGCCAAGGGCGCCAGCGCCGATCGTGCCGAGACCGCCGAGGGCTGCGCCCGTCAGGCCGCCCTTCAGGCCGCCGCCGGTAACAGCGCCCGTCGCGCCGCCGATCACGGCGTTGCCGACGATAGACGGTACAGATGCGCCAAGGATGGAGCCAGCGACAGCGCCCTCAAGGCCGACAGCGCCCAAGAGGCTCGCGCCGATCGGGGCGCCAACGCCCGTCGCCATCAAGGCCGCAGAGGCCAGAGCGGCCACAGGGGCGAACCATTTCTGCTTATAGAAGGGCGTGAACTGCGGCATCCCGGTGTGCGGGTTGATGGTCGGCTCGCCCCAGTGCTTGACCAGCTCGTCGTATTCCTTGCGGTTGATGTGGATGATCAACTCGTCACCACCGACACCGGCGTCTCGGACCTTCTTGGCCTCGTCGTGCAGGCCGCCCTTCGCATAGCCAGGAGAGCGCGGCACCTTGACGCAGATGGGCTTGGTATTTGCCCTGCCGCCCTTGGCGAACATGCTCATGGGGTTGCCGCGCCAGTTCTGGTCAACGGCGGTGTTGGCCAAGGGGCGGTAATTCGCAGGGTAGCTGGGATAGTTGATCGTCATATCAGCCACTCAGTTGTACGGCGCGGGTGAAGGCGAAAGCCCATTCTTGCCAGTCATCATATTGCAGTGGGTTCGGCGGGTTCTGCTTTCCCACTTCAAAGAACGCTACAACGCCCAAAGCCCAGTTTTGCCAGTTCTTGGGGTCATCAAGACGGGAGATCGTCCCGTATCTCTCCAGAGTATAGACCATGGAGTCGGTCCAGTCAGTAACCGTAAGGCCTCGAGGGTCAATCATCCAAGCACCGTCCCGTCGCTGACCTCAATGTGGGCGATGCACTGGCCCATTTGATAGTCTCCGCCGACTTGGTTCGACTTGAAGATAAACCGCATTTCGCGGCGCGTTTCCTTGAAGAACACGACCTGCTGATAGGGCTGGTCGGTCTGGGCAGGGTCTCGGATGACTAGCTCGTCAGTCGTCACTTCAGGAGCGCGGGCGTTCGCTCGGCCTGTGATCTGAACCGTCATGTCCTTCACCTGAACGAAGTCAGGCTCAATCATGGCGCAGCGCAAGGCTCTGTTTCTCGGCTGCTGCTGGTCTGCGACGAAAGATATGTCGGCTGTCTGGAAATAAGACGGGATTGAATTGACGATCGTCCCGTCGATCTCATCGACGCCGAACTCGTGCTGCCAAAGCTTGTAAGAGCCGTTGTCTTCTTTGACGCCTGTTAGAACAGGGTACTGATAAACGGTCGCGAACTTCCCAGCCGATCGTCCATCGTTGGGAAGCTCGGTGTCGTACCAAGTATTCTCGCGGATATTGTAGATGACGGCGTGCGTGCATTCCGTCGCATTCCCGCGCGGATAGCACCACCATATCTCGCCAAAGCGCGGCACCTTGTAGGCGAAGACCTTCTGGCGCTGGGCATAGTTAAGATTGTCGAAGAACCAGTTCTGGTTCAACTGGTTCGGGATTTCGCGCACGACACCGTTGAACTGCAAGAAGCGGTCGACGCCGCACCAGTAGAAGATGCCGTCGTATTCAATGACGCCCTGGCTCGACAAGATAGACGTCTGGGCGCTGATCGTGTCGAACTGAAAGACAGGATCTCCGCCGACGAACGTGCAGCGAATAAGGCTGTCAAGAGACCAGAACAGGCCAGCAGGAGCGTTGCCGGGGCCAGCGCGCAGCGGGAGAGCGGCAACGACCTTCTGAGACGTTATGTATGCCTCGCCAGCGCCGGTGCTGGACCAGTCGTTCGGGTTATTCGGGACGGACCAAGCAACGAAACCGTCTGAGCCGAACACGAAGACGTAAGGATAAAGGCTGACGACGCCACCAGATACGGCAGGTGCGCTGTTCGTTGTGAGAGCAGTCGTGTCGTTCACAAGCCCCCAGTAGAGATCAGAAGTCGCATCACTGTCGATCTCAGCCAAGTTCTTGCCGGGGTGGGCGAGAAGATAAGCGCCAGGCGAGACACCCACGCTGTCGAAGCTCGTGTCGAACGTCCACAAATGCAGAGGGTCTGTCGCGAAGCCAGAAGGCGTCCTGTCTGAGACGGACGTGATGACGCCATTTGGATTGACGGAGAACTGCTCAATGAAACTCGCACTACCAGACGCAATGTAGAGAAGGCCGTTCTGGTTGTAGGCGCTCAGGCCTCGAGAGATTTCTGAAAGCTCATTCGTCAGCCTGCGATAGCCCCACATTTTGCGAGGAAGACCGCGCTGAAACCGACACCATTGGCCGTCAACATAGAAGCCGTTCTCAAAGCGCGTTCCGTCGCGCTTGATGCCGGGCAGTGACTTGATGATGTACGGCGTGATGGCCATTAGCTGAGGATCCCGATGCCCATGGCCACGGCAAAAGCTTTTGAAACACTGCTGCCTGAAACACCTATGGCAGCCTGGGCCGCAGCCTGATCGACAGCCGTGAACACCGCCTTACCTACAGTCGTGCCGCCAAGAGAGTTCTGGGCGTCGCTCTGTGTCGCAGCGGTAAAGACGTTGCTGCCAACGGTCGTGGCGCCAAGAGCTGTCCTACCAGCCGCAGCGTCAGCAGCCGTGAACAGCGCCTGACCTGTTACGGTGGCGCCGAGGGCGGTCTGGCCGTCAGACGTACTGGCAGCCGTGAAGACGCCGATGCCGACAGTCGTTCCACCGAGGTTCACACGGGCGCCGGACGCAGTCGTCGCTCCAGTGCCGCCGTCGGCGACAGGGATGGGCGTGGCGACTGTGGACTGAGTTTGACCTTCGACGACGTCAGTTCCGTCGCAATAGAGGATCAAAGCCTCGCCCTGCGGAACCAGAATGCCGGTGCCTGCGCTGGTCTTGACGGTGACAGTGTAGGCGCCGCTGGTGGCGTTCGTGACCCAATACTGCTGAACAGTCGTTGGGACGATGATGTTTCGGTTGCCGGTCAGGGTGCCAGTAAAGTTGTAGGCGATGCGATTAAGTTCAGAACCAGCGAGGGTGTAGTTGCCTGTGCCGGCGATATTGATCGACGTGTAGTCGAAGCTCGTCGTTCCGCCGCTGCTCAGGCCAACAGTATAGAAGGCCGTGCCATCGCAGATGACCATCGCAGATTGGCCAGTATCAAGAACAAGCGTCGCGGCGTTATCAATAAGCTCAGAAGACGCAGGGTCGATCGTGACGGAGCTGGAGCCACTATTGCGGATATAGCAGAACCAATCTTCGCCGAGCGTTGTCACAGCGGTCAGGCTGAGAGTTCCAGAGGCGCCGGTCCAGTTAATAAGATGGGCGCGCTCAGTCGCTCCAAGCGTGTAGTTGGAGTTCAGGTCGTCGACGGTGATCGCTTGGTTGAGCGTCGTCGTGATCGCCTTCAGGCCAGCGCCAGCCAGCGCGCCGGCGTTAGCCTGAGACGTCGTCGAGCCGAATTGGTAAGAGGACCAAACGCCCGCCGCCGTGGTGTTGGAGGTCATGTAGACCTGCCAGAGCTGCCCAGACGCCACAGAGCAGATGGTCGTGCCCGTGCTGCCAACGACAGTGAACGTCGTGCTGCCGACGTTGTTGAATAGGAAGCACTCGCCGACGCTCGCCTGATTGGCCTCCGGCAGATACACCTTGCGGCTGGACCCCGTCGAGTTGACGTTCATGATCCTGGCGGCGAGATAATCTGCGACAGTGTTCGGAGCGTTCGTCTCAGTCGGCCAGGCAAGAACGACGTCAGAGGACGTCAGGTTGAAGGCCAGATAAGAAACGCTGGACGGGTAGATGTTGGTCCCGCCAAAGACTTCAGTATAGGTCGTCATTTATACCTCCGTCCGACGGGCGGAACGGTCGAGGATCTTCGAGAGATCTTCGCCATTAAGGGCCTGCGCCGCTCGGTCATACATTTGTTGCCACACGGGAATTCGCTCGTCGTTCTTCAGGAACGGCGTCGCCTCAAGGAGAGCGCCATAGAGAAGAACCTGCGGCGCATAATCAGTGAGCCAATTCGTCTGATTCGCGTCGTCGAGCAGCGGCAGAAGCTGGTAGACAAGAACCTCGAAGGGATAAGCCTGATCAGGCGTCGGCGCCACGATCCAGTTGTTATAGTCGTATTCGGCATAGAACACGGGGACGCCGGTCTCGGCCCGGTTCGGCCAATAGCTCCGCACATACTCATATGAACGAGCATAAAGCTGCGTGTACTCGTCGTTCTGGTCGCCAACGCCGAAGTTGAAGCTCACTGTCGAACGCCAGCGATCGGGCTTCGGATAAACCGCAAGCCCCGGCTGGAAGGTTCCGGTAAGGACGTTGATGAGGCCTTCAATCTTCAGCTCTCGAGCGATGCGACGCTCGGCGAGGTTGATGAGGCGCGGAAGCTGTTCATAGACGATCTCGTCCGACGCCAGCGTGAACCCACGCTCAAGATACCGGCGCAGGTCCGTCTGGAGGGACGCAAAGGTCATATTCTGGGCCATTATTTAGCCCCTCGGCAGAACCCGTCGCGGCGGGCGTTGTTAACCTTGACCTCAGTGATGGTCTGAGGCGTGTCTTTCTTCGACCAAGAAATGTCTTTCCAGACAGAACAGGCCGCAGAATTAGTCTCGACGATGCCCGTCAGTTTCGAGCAGCCGCTCAGGGCTGATAACAGCACTATCGCCAGAGCGAACCGCATCCTGAACTCTCCCGAGGGCATCAGCCGTCGCCGCTGCTGCAACTTCAGCGACGGCGTCGGCTCTTATCTTAACATAAACAGCGCCTAGAGCCACAAGGATCAAGGCGCCGATCGCAACGTAACGCCCGATGGGCGTGAAGAGAAATGCGATCATGCGCCCTCCTCGTCGAGCCTCTTCTTGCGCCAGTACCAAACGCCGGCAGCCGCCAACATAATCACCACAAGGATCATCACTGTCGGGCTGAGGCCGCTCAGGATGCTGCCGCCTTCCTTCACCACCGGCATGATCTCCTGCGCGATGGCGATCGTGCCCAAGCCGCCAGCGGCGACCGCTGCATTAGCCTCTTTGGACTGGGTGATAGACTTAGACGCCTTGGGCTGGTCAGGCTCTGCACGGCTCTCAGAATGATCTACAGGCGCCTCAGCCTCAATCCCGCGCCAAAGACGAGCCTCAGCTCTGCGGCGACGCACAAGGCCTGGAAGCTCTCGACCGCCGCCCTTCGTCCATTTCATCAGCTCGGTTGGAACCGCGTCGAACTCCTCGGCGTTCACCTTCTTGAGGAGGGTTGACTTCCCCAAAGCGCCGACGCCGGCGTTGTAGGCGAAGTCGACGAGGGCGTCGAACTGCCCCTGCGTCAGGTCGACGTTCACAAGCTTGATAACACCGTTCTCATACTTCACGAGATCTCGCCGCAGGATGTCTTCAGCCTCCTGCTGGGTGATCGTCATGCTAGGCGTGACTTCGGGAGGCCCTGCGGCTGTCGTGTGGCCATAGCCGATCGTCCAGATGCCTGCCGGGCATCTGTAGGCGGTGAGGCGGCAGCCCTCAAATTCCTTGATCAGGGCGATCCCTGCGTTTGACATACGCATGTGTTACTTCCCCTGCTTGATGGCCTGAATTTCACGCTCGAGAAGAGCTATTTTCTTTTCGAGATCAGCCCGCGCCAAAGCGGCCTCGCCGCGAATGGCGGCACGCGCCTGAGCGGCGTCTGCGGCCATTTCAAGACGGCTCTTCTCGATCGCCGCCATAGACTTCTCGCGGTCGAGCGTCATGTTTGCTCTAGCCAACGCCGCATCACGCTCTACCTTGTCTATCTTGTCATTTAGCTGCTCACGGATCAGGGCCATGTCGATCGTAGTGCCCTGCGGAGGGATCGCTTTGTTCTCAGAATTTACGACTACGGCAATCTTTGACTTGAGCTGGATGATCTCAGAGTTAGCCGTCGATAGGCTGTTCATGAGATAGACGACACAAGAGAAAAGGATAGGAACACCGGCAAAGACAACTTTCTCCACAAGGGCTCCCTTGCTGGCGCTTGCTGCCATGTCTTCGGCTATTTTCGCCTGTTTTTCTTCTGCTGTGGCCATCACTTATTCGCCTTCTGCTCAAGCCTGTCGAAGATTTTGCCAAGGATGTCCTTGATCTCGTCTATGTCGCGCCGGTAGTCGTCTTTGGTGACATAAACGAGCGGCATCTTTCTGACGTCGCTGTCGAGCTTCTCAAGCGTTTTTGTGATGCTGTTAAGCGTCCAGCCGCCGAAGAAGGCGGCCAGACCAACGATGATATTGAAGATGACCTGGGGATCCGTCATGCCGCTTCGCCATTTTCCTCCTCAAGTTCCCCCATCACAAACTTGAGGTTGAGAGCCAACCTTTTGTCGTCTGGAGACTTCTCGCACGCAAGTCTCGCCTGTTCAA